ATGTTGGTATTCAGCTCATCATAGAACTTGGTCATATCATTTTGCGCGTCAGCAGTAAACATTCGCTGGGTATTCTCTGCCTTAGCATCTTCTAGAATAGACTGGACTCTTGACTGAGTGTTGACAACTGCCATCTGCTGCTCATTGCTGAGATTAGCGAGGTCCATATCCATGAAGTTCTTGCTGTTAACAACAGCCGCTTCCATACGAGCATCTAGGTTAACCATGTCCATCTTAGCTAAAACATTAGCCCGGTTAATCGTGGCTTGCTGGCGGTTGTCTAAGTTCTTCTCAGTAATAGTCTGGAAGAAACGGGCCTCATCCTGCGCAATAGGAAGTGTAGCCTCCATTATTGCCGTAGACATAGCCGCCGTTGCAGCAGAGCCTGTCATACCTTTAAAGGCGGCGATCTTAGCTACATTTCGTGCAGTACCCTGTGCCCACGCAGGTATCTTGGGCTCCCCATTTGCACCTACAAACTGCTCAGATATGATATCTAGCTGTCCCATCACCGTAGCTTTGGTATCAGTGTAGTTGCCTTCACCCAGTTTCTCAGCAAGCATCTTACCTGCTACAGTACTGGTGTCGATCATTGTAGAGATGTTCTGGCTGGCAAACTGTGTAAGCGCCTGCCCAGTGTAATTCACTGTACCGTCTTCATTGTAGCCAGTAGCAGTACCTTCCATGTCTATCTGCTCGGCATCTACAATAGCTTCGTCTCTTACTTCCCCAGTAGCCGCTGTTCCAAGAGCGCCTTCTACGGCTTCTCCTGTAGTAACAGCGTCATAAGTCTCTGCTTCTCCTGTGCCAGTTGCACCAGCATTGTTAGGATCAACCTGTTGAGCATTTACGGTGGCAGTGCCAATATTGAGGCCATCAGTGTCCATCTGCTGAGAGTCAGGATCAATTAAACCGGAATCAACATCTACATCTGGCTCTTGACCAGATAAGGTTGTTTCTGGCGTAAGAAAGCTTGAGGGATCATCTGCCATGTCCTGTGCAGTCCCCATGCCAGCCATGGCTTGTTCACTGCCCACAAAGTTTTCGTACTGGGACATTGTGGTGCCCATCGTACTATTGCCTGTACCTACATTGTATTGAGCAATTCCTGATGGCAGATTAAAATTATAAAAATTCGGTGGCAGGCCGTTAGCAGGGCTGCTACCTACGGGATTATCCTGCATCACATCTTTTACGATGCCTGCCTCAGTTGCTCCGGGGACCGGGCTAGTTAGGGCTTGGTTATCTACGGCCCCGCCGCCATCTTCTACGTTCTGTATTGTCATTTAATTTTCTTCCGCTCTACTTCGCAAGCCCGAATAACGTCTCGCAAGTCAATGTAATCCGAGACAACCTCTGTAATTGCGGTACTGTCTTGGGGCAGGGTGGATAGCTCATCGATAAGCTGGGCATTAAATTCAGCAGGATATTCTTTTATAAATGGGCAATAAACTTCAATTTCTGTCTTAGAGACCGTTGTCGCGCAGGCGCTCAATAAGAGCGTCACGGTCAGGAGCAGACTCGGCTTCAATCTCATTAACATGCGTCTCCATAGCTTTATAAAATGTAGACCTCTTCTTCTCGGTCTCTAAGGCGTCTTCTAATACTTGTGAGCGATTGATGGCTGCCTGATCTCGTCTACCAAGCAGGTACAGGATAGGTATGAGTGCTGCGAAAATAGCCATAGCTGCGGCCTTAATCTTTCCTGTAAGTAATCCAAACATTTATCGCACACCTTCTAGACTGTCTTTGTAGCGGGCATACGCTGCTAAGCTGATTCCGCCGAGGGTGATGATTAAAAAGACCTGTTGAATAGCATCACTGTACCCGGTGAGGGCCTCTAGCTTAGACGCAGTTTCACTCATAATAGTGGCTGCGCCTGCAATACCAGTACCGGCTATAGTTTTACTTTTCTTGAGGGATTTAACGGCAGTCTGCTCTACCTTCTGTGGTAGGGCTTCTCCACCCATTGAGGCCAGAGGGGCATCCATAGTGAACAAGGCTGCTTCAGCTGTACGACGACGAGTCAGGCCTCTTACGCTCTGTAGGACGCCATCTACTCTAGCCTTATCCCAGCGCAGTATCTCATTAGGGACTTCGTCGTATAGGCCCTTATTTAGCTTTCTAACGAGGGTACTCTTAGCAAGTGCAGTACCCCCTATATTAAACGCTAAACAGACTAAGGCGTCAAACTGGTGGGCGCTAAGGGGTACATTAACTACCCGCTTAACATCTGCCTCAGATACCTTGAGATCATCAACTAGCTTCTCTTCGGCTTCTGCTTCAGTGATCTTCATTCCAGAGCGGACGCCCTTGGTGCTTCCGTATCCTATGGTCCAGCGTCCTGCTATACAGCGATAACTACGGATCAGGCCGTCTTCGCCTACTTTGTGTAGGCCTTCAAAACTCTTTACTAGGTTAACGCCTGTACTGCTTGTTTTATTTGGGTGCATAACAAACCTCTATGATTGGACCCACCCAATCAAATGGTACGCATTAACGCTTACTGACCGCCAGCTAACGGAGTGAATTGAGTACTAACTCCTTGTGTGTTGACTGCTCGTGGAGGAGTAGTACCGTACTGAGGGGCGCCTGCTGTGCTCGTGTAAGGTCCCATGAGGCCGTAGCGCTCATTGTAAGCTGGAGAAGGATTGCCCATCTGGTAATTTGTACCAGCATTGTATCTAGGGCCTTGGTCCAAACCTTTAATTAAGTCGTTAATGTTCATGCTAGATTGGGATATACGCTTACCTTGTGCATCAAACTGCGCCAGAATTAGATTACCCTGCTTATCAATAGCGCGGTTGGTGCGAATACCATTCTCGTCCACAGACTCAGATATCAGCGCACCCTTCTCGTCAAACGACGCAGACAGGTTCATGTACTGCTGACGTAGTTCATTGCTTAGCTGGCTGTCTTGGCTAGTAATGATGTTATTGACTTGGTCTAGCTTAGTCACGAAGGCATCACGCATCTCGACTTGGTCTGCCGAGAGTATTCTGTTGCCCTCTTTAACAGAGCCGTCAATAAGGGCAGTCCCATCAGCAATCTGGTCCGCTAGTACTGTCTGGCCATCAGCAGTGGTCACTTCAAGAGAAGATATGTCAGCCGCTGTGGCTAGGCCTTCTGTAGCTGTGTAAATTTCGGTTGCTATCTGGCCATAATCGAAGTCTTCCGTGGAGTTGTTTTCAAAGCCAGACTGCAATTGATCTGCGGTCAGCTGTCCTTCTGTAACGCCACTAAACCCAGTAGAAAGGCTGTCTCCGAGGGTAGTACCCAAGTTGCCTATATTAGTGTTGACCGTGCTAAGGTTCTGTCCGAGATTACCCGTCGTCTCTGCTAGGTTTCTATTGGTGGTATCAAATCCGCCAGTAACACTGTTCTTCAGTTCTCCTAAGAACTTGCCTTGATTTTGGAAGTCTTGGGTGTATTGATCTTGGAAAGCAGTAAGCCCAGTCTGGAGACCAGATTGCCCCTCCATCAATTGGCTTTGTACACCAGCCAGCTTTTCATAAAATGCGGCCCCATCTGCGCCGTATTTTTTCACCAAGTCTTGTATCGTGACCTGACCTTCGAGGACAGCCTTTTGGAGGGCGTCCCGTTCTAATTTGGCTTTATCGTAGTACTCCGATTGACCTGCTGTAAGGTTTGCTTGGTTCTCAGCACTTGTTTTAAATCCAGAGGTGATATCCCCCTGCATGGTTTTCTGGCCCTCAGTAAGGGTGCCAATGCCAGTGTTAGCGTCTACGATACCCTTATTAGCCGTAGATAGGTTAGTATCAACAGTGTCAAACCGACCACCCATAGTATCAAACCCAGTATCAACTGAGGTACCTAAGCCCGCTATACCCGACTCTAGGCCCGAGGTGTCAAAAGAGATGTCGCCTATAGAATCCTGTAAGCGTTTCTCTCTTTTAATTGCCTCTAGACGGGCATTCTCTGCCGCCAAGGCGTTGGCATCAAACCCGGCATCCTGCGATGTCTGGAGCGCATCTACGCCAGTCTGAATACCTGACTGCCCGGCCAACAAGGAATCGTTAGCGAGTGAAGCGTCTATGTTTTGCTGGTCAAGAGTGGCAGCAAGATTCGCTTGGTTGCCAGATAAGGTATCAAATTGCCCATCACCCAAGCCCGTTTGAGTTACATTTGTGGTTTTTTTCTTACCCATTAGGTAGATCCTCTATGAATTTTACTAAAGTTGTCAGTGTCTCTAAAAAAATAGACTGGGGTTTTTCCGTATCTCGGCTGAAGAAAGTGTCTGATCTGCCACATGAACTTCCTACCGCAGCCGTCGGGAGACATTGCAGTCCAGTAGAACCATAGCTGGTCCCCTGTTTCTCTAAGGTAGGTCTCTTGTGTTGGAGAGAACCCACCCTCAATGTTCTGCTCAGCTTCTTCGTTAGTCAGAAAGCAAAAAGTCTGTAATCCTACAGGCCTGCTGATGCCTTCTTTGTACTGAAACAAAACCTTGTTTGCGGTAATTGCATTAACTATGTCACCGCAAAAGTCATTCACAGTCCACTCGTTACCAAAGTTAACATTTGAAACTAGGTAGAGTGCGTCTAATACAGACTGACTGTTGGGTTCTGCAAGTTTAAGGTGCAACAGGCC